GTAGTATTGGTTTGATGAACCACCAGCATTATTATCACCAAGCTCGTGATAAGTCACTGTGTCACCAATTGTTGATCCAGTAGCAAATGGGTTTCTTACCATGCCGTAACGAGTTTTGAAACCAATTTTTGGCTGGAATGTTGTTGTGTCAACCGCACGTACCATCTGTAGTGGAACGTATGGGCAGTAGAACATACCTGCATCATATGCACTTGAACCTTTGTAGCCAACTACGAAATAGTTTGCATTGTTGGTTACAGCATATGGATCAACGTATACTCTGTAACGTCCATTAAGAACACCAACAAATGTGTTACCAGCATCATCTGGATTCAAGTTGTTGCTGTCAAGTGCTGGAGCGTAGTCGAGAACACCTGCCATTTGAAGTGCTGAAGCAACGTCTGAAGATGTAATAATGATATTACCTTTTCCTCTACGTGTCTGCTTTGCAATTTCATTTGCTTCTCTCTCAATTTGGAACATGAGACCTTTGAATTTCTCTACTGACCATCTTCCGTTTGAGTCTGTGTCAAGGTCAAAAATACCAGTTGTTGTGGTATTATTCTGGGCTCCGAATTGTGCTTCTCTGTAAATTTTTCTTACAACTTCTCTATTGATTTCAGCAAGAATTTCTGCTGAGAGAATGTTAGAAAGTTCAGTTTCAGCATCAAGACCGTGAACTGCTTTAAGATCCTGTGCTACTTCCATTGTGTAGTCGGCTCTTAATGCTCTTGTTCTAGCAGTAACAGTGACTTTCTCAATTGAGAATGCCATGTTGTTTGGTGCCATTGTTTCGCCTTCAGCAGTTGTTAGACCACCTGCTGCAAGACCTGTTTGACTTGTATTTGAAGCACCTGTTCCGTTGTTAGCAACAATAAGTAAACCAGGAACATTGTCTGCCTGTGTTACAGCAGAAGTATTTGCACCAAAACTTGTGTCTGCTTCGCCATATAATCCTTCTGAACCACCCATTGATGTATATCTTGCTCTCATAGCAAAGATAAGACCAGTAGGACCTGTCATTGGTTGAACACCGCAAACATCATAAGCAATCAAGTTAGGCATTGCTCTTCTAACGAGAGAAATCATGATCGGATCGTATTTTGCAATACCACCTGAATCAGGAAGTGCGCCAGCTGCCAAACCTGCTTCTGTTAAGAAATTTTGACTTGCCAAAATCTGACCGTCTTCTCTCATGGACTTCTCTTGGTTCTCAAGAAGAACAGTTGTAACTGCTCTTCTGTATGAGTCCTTGATTTCACCTAATTCAGGGTGTTCAAGGATAGGAGCCCACTTCTTTTGTAAACCTTCTGAAAGATACATTTTTAAATCTCCTTGTTATTACTTTTTAAGGGTTCTAGAAATTGCATCAGCATAACGTCTGATGGAATCATTTGCTTCCGCATAAACAGCATCATCAGCATTTTCTGTAACTGCTTCCATGTCGTCTTGAGTATCCTCATTTAACATTTGCTGATTTGACTCTTCTGAGCCACGGAAATAATTTTCTTTAATAATCTGAAGTTTATTAGCATATTGCTCTTCAGTTTCAAAATCTACACCTTCTGCGAGTTTTTGAAGTTTTTCAACTTCAACTTCTGTTAGTCCCTCTGAAATGGTGTAAAGTGCATCCATTTTTTTGTACTCTTTGAGTTCTTTGCTAGAATCAATATTCTTTTGAATTTCAGCATTTAAGGACTCTTCCAAGTCTTCTACTTTAGCGAATAGATCATCTACAAGATCAACCTTCTCGTCTGGAATATCAATGTAATGTTCTACAAAGAGATTCTTTAAACCTACCATGAAGTCTTCTACGATTTCGGAACAAATTCCTTTTTCAATCGCAATTTGATTCTCTTCCATCCACTCTTTGATTACATAGTTCATGAAGTCGTCAACTTTTTCAATCATTGATTGACGATTTTCATTTACTGCTGTTTCAAGTTCATTTTTGTATTGCTCATCAAGTTTTTCAATTCTTGTAGCAACTTCTTCATTTACTCTAGCGAATACAGCGGCTTCAAAAATTGTGGCCGCTTTTTCTTTGAATTCTTCTGAGAGTTCTTCACCATCAATAAGTGCTTGAACGTCTTCACCAAGATCGAATTCTTCAGCAGAAACAACTTGCTTTGTAACTTTTTGCTC